TGTAAACGGCATTACTTTATCATACCATAACATAAGATATAAATCACTAATAATATCTGACATAAAGTCTTTACCTTTTGCAAGTCTTTTATTTAAAACTAAGGTATCTTTTACTACCATCGCAACTAGATCTTTATCTTGCTTTGACTTAAGCATGATATATACAACATTACTGGATTTAACTTTTTTTAATTTTGGATTATTTAATGCTTTAACTCTATCAACTAAACTATCTTCATCAAGCTTATCAATTTTTATTTCTTCTTCTTTTGAAAAAGAATATCCAAAGTTTTTACGCAAATCGACACTAAGTTTCCATATAGAATAAATCTTTGATCGTTTTTCATTAACAACAATAAATATATCTTTTTCAAGATGCACTTTTTTATTTAAATTAAATATTCGAATTTTTTCTAATACTTCCATTTGAATATTAAGATAATCTAATATTACATTTAAAAAAACATAATTTGCATTTCTAAAAACTTCAGCAGTCTCTGTATCTAATTTATATAACTTTTTTAAATTTTCACGTATTTCACTTAATCTAACAGGTGTTTTAGATATTTTTTTTAATCTAGGACTAAATAAGTTTCCATTAATAACTAATGTGTTTAAGTTTAATATATGAAATATTATTTCATCAAATCGATTGATATTTAACTCTTCTATTTCTTTTTTATATTTCATACATGCATCTAATAAAATATAATCAAAGTATTCAGAGTCAAGAGTATCTCCTTTGGTAATCCACATCGGATCCAATATAAATTTATTTTTCATAGGCATCGGATACTTTTTATTATTTATTTACATATGAAATAAATAATAAAAATTGATTTTCTATAAACATGGCAAAGACGACGGTAAAGCTCCTAATAGATCCAAATAAAAATTCTTTAACTTTTAGTAAAAATTTTAGAATATTCTCGACTCATGATCCAGTCACTGGAATTACTGAGTTTACTGATTTTGTAGAAGATCTTATACTTAGTTCACCAAGTGCTCTAGATTTAACCTATCTTAAACGTTATTTTCGTTATTCTAGAAATACTTACGATTGGTCTCTATGGTACGAGGTAGAGCCTGGTAACTTAGGGGATGCAGCCTCTATCTTTTTAGATAAAGCAGACTGCTTTTATTTTGAAATAAAGTACGAATATGATAATGGAGCACTAGAAGAGCTTAGTTCTCCAATACAAGTAAATGAAATAAAATTAAGATTTACTAAAGATGAATCATCTCCAAATGTATTTACTCCATCAACAATATGTTCTGATGAAAAATGTACATCGATTATTGCAAATCAAGATCCGAGTTTTAGACCATATGAAGTAGATAGTGCAATTGGTATTTATAGAGAGCTTTCTTATTTTACTAATCAAATATATGGTCATCAAGTAGTATATTTTAGAACTTTACCTGAAGTAGATAGTGGAGATTATATTTTTAAAGAATGGACATTATATAAAAACGTAGATAGAAAATGTATAAAAGTTGCGGTTCCTAAAAATGCATTTCCATCTAATATGCCAAAATATACAGAATTTGGACTTGATTTTCAATTACCTTTTGAAATACATATAGATCATAGATACTTTCAATCTATTTTTGGAAATTCGTCTGAGCCTAGAAAAAGAGACTTCTTATATTTTCCATTAATAAATCGAATGTTTGAAATACAGGGTTCATATTTACATCGTGGATTTATGATGGCTCCAACCTTTTGGAAAATACAACTTAAAAAATACAATCCGAATATTGATATGCTATTACAAGATGAGTCTAGACAATTTTTAGATAATGTAATAGTTTCAGCAGAACAATTATTTGAAAGTCAAGTTGAAGATGATGTAAAAGATTCAACAATGCCAGATCAATATAAATCAATAACAACTACATTTGACAGTTCAAGAAAAGCAATACATCCAGATGTGTCTATTAAACCATTAAAATATACATTTAATTTTGCAAGCCTAATTGATAATTACTATGATTTAAGTGGAATATCATTAAGTAATGTTTTATATAAACTAACAAATGATGTTCCAGCAATATCTGAAAGTATAAATCTTGAAAACTTACCTAGTTTAGATGAAAAAAGTCTTACTAAAAATGATGTTGTTTTAGTATATCAAGGTAGTGATGCGTATGATGCTTGGAAAAATGGTGTATTAATGACAAATGATATTAATTTTAAAACATCATCTACTTTATTTACTTTTATTAGAGGACCATTTGATACAATACCAAACCATGTTGGACAATCTGATTCTGGTAGATATCTTCGTTTAGAAGGATATAAAGAACTTAGTTATAAAAATCAACGCGATATTTTAACAGAAACTCTTTCAGGAGACGATTATGTACAGTTTAAGGTCAGACAAACTGCTGTTATATATAATGCCTTTCCAGAATTTAACTCGACCTCTATTAATAATTTATCATATACTGCATTATTTAATATACCAAATTCGACTGATCCAATCTATTTTCTAAATGGTTTTGATAATTCAACACAAACTGGAATAAAGATAGAAGGAAGTTTTGTTAAGTATTTTTCATCTCAACCTGAGGGAGATTTAAATATAACAGTTCAAATAAATTCTCAAATAAAATCTCATATTATTCCTAACTTTAAAAGCGAAAAATGGCATGCGTTAGTAATTTCAGTTTCAAATGAGTTTAAACAATTTGGAATATACGTTTATTCAATATTTGAAGATCCTAGTGATATAATAAATCACAATGACTTTAAATTAGAATTTAATTCAATATCATCATTAACTGCTTCTGAATTTAAACATTCAAGTAATTATTATTTGCCAACTTCAAATATGTTAATTGCAAATATTAGATTATTTAAAACTATGATTAAAGAAGAACAACATGATTTTATTTTAAGTCAACAGTTTATAAAAGACGAATCGATGTTAATTTTAATAGATAACTGTAGACAACAATTAAATATTCCATATATTGCTAAAAATAGATAAGTTATATGAAATCATCAAATCATGAAAATATAAGAAATGAAAACGTACAAGATATCTTTATACGTAATGCAACATTATCTGTATTAGATCTTTTAAATAGAAATGTTATAATTTCATTAAAAAGAAAAGATAAAATTGAAAATTATGAAATTCCATTTTTTTATAATTTTGGAGGAGATGAAGGATTTATGAAAGATTTCTTTATGGAATTACCAACAGATTGTAAGTATCCTAATTTTGCTGAAGGTAATTATGAAATCTTACCAAGAGGAATCGTAACCCTTTCTTCATTTGCAATACGCTCTTCAGATATTACAAATAAGTTTGTTCGAGGAACCTTTACCCAAGAAGAACGAGATATAAATGATCAAAAATCATTAAAAGCGTTTTCCTCAAGATTATTTGTTTTGCCGATGTCATTGAAGTATGCAGTTAAAATTGAAAGTGATAATTTAAACAAAACATTTAAGATAATAGAAAAAATATTTGACTTTTATTATAAAAATCAAGTACAATACTTTCAATATAGAGGTATTAGAATACCAGGACAAATTGTTTTTCCTGAAAATGCTGACTTTCAAAAAAAATATGATTTCACATATACGGATGATACAAAAGTAACAATTACTTTAAACTTAGATCTAGAAACATACTTTCCTAGTTTCGATGATCATTCTACTTTCTATAAAGGAGATACAATAAAACAATTTAATTTACGGAATAGTCAAATCGATCATGGTACAAACTTTAATGATACATGGACAGATGAAGACTTTCCACCAACTGAATAAATATTATGAACGTAGATTACTTATTTTATTATCAAGCATATGTTTTAAAAATATATGATGGAGATACAATTAGAGTTGAAATAGATTTAGGTTTTGGACTTACTTGGAAAGGTTCAGACGGCAAAGGGGTTGTAATAAGATTATATGGAATAGATACACCAGAAGTTAGAGGTAAAAGTCGACCTGAAGGTATTATTTCTAGAGACAGATTAAGAGAAAGAATACTAAACAAGAAAATTACATTAAAAACATTTAAAGATTCTACTGGTAAATATGGAAGATATTTAGGAGTTATTTTAG